CTATGGAGCTTGCCCAAGACGTTCCTAATGGAATAGTATATTGCACGTTACGAAAGAAATAGATTTAAGTACCAGCATGATAAAGTATGCTGGTATCGATTACTCTATGAGTTGCCCTTCTGTTAGTGTAGGGACATTTGACGAAGATGGAACATTAAATGATCTAAAGCAGTATTTCGCCACATATAAGAAGGGCGAAATCAAAGATCATGGTGTTGTCACCCCGGCGTTAATGTCGGAAAAGAATAATTCAAATATCATAGTTCGTTATAAAGAGCTAGCCGATTGGGCTTTAGATTGTGTCCAAGGTTGTAGCTTTGTTTTAATTGAAGATTATGCGTTTGGAGCCTCTGGTCGCCTCACTGCGATCGGAGAAAATACTGGCATACTCAAATATAACCTTACTGTACATAATATTCCCTTTGGTGTTATAGGACCAAAAGTAGTTAAATCATACGCTACTAAGAATGGCAATGCTGATAAAAATATGATGTATGAAGCCTATCAAAAGGCTACAGGTATTGATTTGAGTATATGGCGTGGCAAAAGTAAAGAGGTAAAGAGTCCAGTAGCTGATCTTAGCGATTCGTACTGGATTTTACAGCTTGCTGCAACCGATAAGATACGATAGTATATGAAGACAATAATAGCTGGGGGACGCTATTATAGAGAAAGCGATTATGCTTTCTCTTTATTAGATGAGTACAACGACGCTCTTGGAGGTATTACGGAAGTAGTATCTGGAGGGGCTCCTGGAGCCGATGCAATCGGTGAAGAGTGGGCTACCAAGAACGGAATTCCGATCAAGAAGTTCGAAGCTTTATGGCATCAAGGAAAGGGTGCCGGACCTATTAGAAACCAGAAAATGGCTCGATATGCAGAAGCACTGATCCTGTTTCCAGGAGGGCCAGGGTCGAAGAATATGCTCAGAAACGCTCGAAAGAGAAATCTGATCATTATCGATGTGCTGTCCGAGATGACCCTTTCTATCCTTAAGCAACAAGCACCGCAGTTAATCGGAGTTAACACAAACCATGTTCGACAACATTGATCCTCCAGTCGAGGGCACGCAAACCAATGATATGGCTGCAGTGTTTGCTTCTGCTGAGGTGCCGGTAGAGGAATCAGTTCCAGATCGTCCAAAAAAGAAGCCTGCTCGCAAGAAGGCAGCTCCCAAATCTACGAAACCTCCGGTCGAAGAAGATCTGGATTTAACCTGTCCAGAAGAGAAGTTATACTACATCATTGCTCTTCGCCGTAATATTACGGAGTTGAAGGCAAAGGACGACAAGACGGGAAAGAATTGGATTACGATTCAGAAGCTTCAACAGAAGCTCGGAGCTGCTCTCATGGATTTAGCTCCTAAGGAAGTATCCTACAGTAATATCGACGACGTCTCTCTGAAGAACAACTCGATTCTTGGTAGTCGATTAAAACGGAAAACCTATTACGCATGATTCTATTAGTTGATTTTTCCCAGGTTGTAATCGCCAATATCATGGCGAATTTCTACAAGACGCCTGAGAAGATTAACGACGAAGATACTGGACTGCCGATCACACGCCATCTGGTGTTTGATCAGCTTCGCAGATTGAAGATGATGCACTCGCAAGAAGATCTGCGAGTCGTTATCTGCTGCGATGGTGGATATAGTTGGCGTCGTGAGTTCTTCCCTCCATATAAGGCACGTAGACGTAAGAATAAGACGGATGATCGCTTCAATTGGGCGAAGATCCACGAGTATATGACTACGGTTAAGCAAGACATCATCGATCATTTCCCTTATACTGTCATCGAGAATTCGAAGGCAGAAGCTGACGATATTATTGGAACTCTTGCAAAGCACTTTTATGAAGAAGGTGTAGTTATTGTCAGTCGAGATAACGACTTCAAGCAGCTTCAACGTTACCCAAACGTTCGTCAATACAATATGATCGACGATAAGTGGGTTGTATGTGAAGACCCTAAGATGGAGCTTAAGAATAAAGTTCTATCGGGCGACAGCGGGGATGACGTTCCAAACGTGCTTTCTGATGATGATACATTCATCAATGATGGAAAGCGTCAACGACCACTCGGAGCTAAGAAGCTCGCTGAGTGGGAAGGTAAGAATCTTCTAGACATCATTCGTCTAATAAGAGAAGACCCCAAGTACAAGGATGTTACGATTCAAGATAATGTAATTCGTAACAATCATTTGATCAATCTGCAATGCACTCCTGCAGAAATTCAAGCTGATATTATCGAGCAGTTTAATGCCGTCAAGGAAGTTGATCGTACGAAGATCTACAACTTCCTATATGAAGCTAACCTAATTCAGTTGATGCATAGTGTCCAACAGTTTTAACACATTCATCATGTTATGGGCCACCGATAAGGAGGGTGAGAGTGTCGGAGAATACTTCGTCACTATTACTCAAGCGTGGCACAAGGAAAGTATTACTGTAGCTATGATGATGGAAGGTCATACGATCCGCCTTCCGTTCAACGAATCTACAAATGATCATCATATTTTCAAGGTAGAATTAGCAGGTGTTACGTTTACCGCAGAAATCGACATCTACGATGCGACTAGATTCCCCGATCGTGTCACGCGCACATCCTAGTGTTGTAGAACCGCTAAATTTTGAATATAAAGACATACCAATTGAATACAAGTTTGATCAATATCACAGCTTGTCAATTGGTGATGAAGTTCATGATCTTAATCGAAAGATCATCGTTACAGTAGTCGACGTAAAGTTGATTGCAATAGACGATCGAATTTCGAAGAAGATTTTCTTAGCAATCAGAGGAATGTACGATGAGCCAGCACCTTCGCACGAAGTACGTCCTGCCGACGGGACAGGAAGTGGTGTCGATGAACACGTTCTTTACGTGTCCGAATAACATGTCTCGGGTTACTGTGAATGGTGCAGACTACTTCATGAAGAAGCAGTACACCGAGCATTTTATCGATACTGAATCTCAGCAAGAGATTACTCAGTCAGTCATTATGCTCACTGAGTTCCAACTACTCCAGGAGACTATGTGAATCTAATTGGTATTGTAGGTCAGAAGCGAAGCGGTAAGTCAACCGCTTCGCAATACTTTATTCATAATCATAACGCTAAATCGTTCGGGTTTGCCGAGCCTATTCGCAATATGCTACGAGGACTTGGTCTTACAGATCGAGAACTATACGGCGACCTCAAAGAGGTTCCGTGCGATAAGCTAAGCGGACAGACTCCACGATACGCCATGCAGAGGCTTGGCGATGAGTGGGGGCGATTCCTAATGCACGAGAAGTTCTGGATTGATCGAATCGATGAGTGTACAGACTTTTCTCAGCTTTTAGTATGTGACGATGTTCGTCGTCAGAATGAAGCTGATTACATTAAGTCCAAAGGTGGCATGACAATCAAGATAGTTCGCCCTGGCCTTGTAAGTAATGATTCTCATGGTAGCGAAATTGAAGTAGACTCGATCGTCTGTGATTATACGATCGTCAATGACGCGACTGTTACGAATATGTATTACAAACTTAGTCAGATTGCGAGTTATCATTAAATGCCAACATATACATACACATGCTCTAAATGTGGACATCAGCAGAAGCATATTCTGCCAATGTCTGAACGGGAGATGCCAATCAACCAGCCCTGCCCAGAATGTGGGTCTGTAGGAACTGTTAAGCAAGACATCTGTGCACCGTTCTTAGGCGATCCTGTTCGACAGAACGTTACAAAGGCTCCTGCTGAGTTTACTCGAGACGTACTAAAGCCTGCAATGAGTGTCAATGAGCATTCTGCTGCAGGAAAGAAGCTGAAAGAAAAGTACAAGTACGTTCAGAAGAAGTAATCTTATAAAATTCGTTTTGCGCGTTGACTGATCGAGATATCGGTTGGATAATCTAAAGGAAATCAGGAGGTTTCCTTGCGCGCATATTACGAATTTACCGTCAAGCATCCCAAGGGACTTGTCCAGGCAGGAAAGTCTGTTGGGATTGCTGAGGTTCCTCAGACGATCGATCGTAATTGGGGATATATTCAAGCATTAGGTCCTGACGACAATCCAATCGGTGGAAAGGCAGAATTCATCTGCCACTGCCCAGTAGCATCATTTGAGCAGATGGCAGCGTTTATCGCTTCTGTGTGTGCGAAGAGCAAGATTCCTGCATCGTGGACGTCTAATACGGGCGACGTTGTGTATGGAATTTCAGATCCTACTATCGACGTGTCGACTCTCGACCAGCAAGACATCGAACTCCTTACGTCTCAAGGATTCGAGGTTTCTCCTGTCCTTCACTTCAATCCTAAGAAACCTCGTGTAGAAGCTCCGAGATTCGCTACTCATGAAGCAGCTCCTAAGAAAGCTGCTGCAGAGAAGCAGAAGCGGGGCGATCGTCCTACGCTTAGCAAAATCGTGGATGATGCACTACTTGGCGATGGGTCCACTAAGTCCGCGTTGATTGCTTACGCTCAAACGATCTATACGGAGAAATCGACTGATCAGTTAAAAGTAACCATTACTTCACTGATTAGTACGTCCGCTACTCGTCATGGCAAGAAGGTCGTAAAGACCAGCCAGGACAATGAGGCCTTTTACAAGCTGGAGTGATTGTTATGCACCATCAGTTTCCGATCATCAAGCACATCAACGATGTTCTTCCCTACCTCGAAGGCAGGGAAGAATTTCGTGTTGTTGATAAGGGTGATTATAAGGTCATCAATTACTCGTTCAATACGCCGGATACGTTCGGTCCGATCACTGATAATGCATATCGATATCTTGTCGAATGTCGCGGTATCAAGTTCCATCCTGATGGAACGATCATGGCTCGTACTCTTCATAAGTTCTTCAACTATGGAGAGAAGTTCGAAACGAAGTACGAACGGATTCAGTGGAGCAAGATCTCTCACATCGAGACGAAGCTCGATGGTTCGATGGTCCACCCTGCAATCATCAATGACAAGCTCGTCTTCATGACGAAGATGGGAATCACGCATATCAGTGATATGATCGATAAGTGGTTCGAGCAGTGCTCGGACGGGTTTAAGGTTCGATATATCAAGTTCATCACTCACTGTATCGAGCGTGATCTGACACCAACATTCGAGTTCACTTCTCCTGCGAACCGGATCGTCGTAGGGTACGACAAGACGGAGCTCTCGCTGCTGAAGATCCGCCATCTCTATACGGGCGAGTATATGGATGTCGTTTCCATGCTGGATCTCGCGGCTAGCTTCGCCGTAGAAGCGGTTTACACGGAGTTCACGAGTGATAAGCTGATCGCCAAGGATATCGAGGGCGTCGCGGCTCTCGAGGAAGACGAAGGAATCGTTGCTGTCTTTACCGATGGTTCTTGCCTGAAGGTTAAGTCCGATTGGTACGTTCGTCTCCATCGTACGAAGGATGCTCTGTATCGTGAGAAGAACGTCCTCAAGCTGATCGCAGAAGATCAGATCGATGACCTCTATCCTATCCTGGACGAGGCAACTCGTAAACAGGTACAGGCATATCATACGTTCGTTACTGATTGTGTTCTCGAGGGATGCAGCCAGATTCAGGCGATTCTCAACGAGCGGAACAATTATGGTCTGTCTCGCAAAGAAGTCGCGCTGAAGCATCTTCCAAATCTTGCCACGGCTTTACGTCCGGTGTTGTGGAACGTGTATGACATCGCGGACATCGATTCAATCGACCTTCCCAAGGAGGTGATGAAGCACCTCTCCAATCTTGCCAATAGCAATACCAAGGTCGAGGCAGTACGCGATCTTCTCAGTGGGAAGAAGTACTCCGACTTCGTCAACTTTGGTGGCTTCGAACTCGACGCTTAAGGATCAGCACTATGAACGCTCTTATCTCGTGGATTCTGTATGGTGGTCAGCCTAAAAAGCTGGAAGCTGAGATCGAATCATTAAAGGATGTGATTCGTATCTTAGAACTACAGAATAATTCACTTCAATCCTTAGCTCGATCAGAGTCTAATCGAGCTAGTCAGTACATGACGCATCACATCAAGCTAAAGAGTAAAATTGAAAAGCTTGAAGATGCAGAATGGGAAAGTCTCGCTACTCAAGTAGGAGCTTGTAAGCTCCTAGCGAAGATAGATTCGGCAATCAATACAGGCGATGAGAATATACCTGTATATGAATGGAGGTGGCAGAGTCGCCGCATTATTGCTGAGATACGAGAATTCTTGGCGAAGCATAACTAACCAATATCTCTCCGAGTAAATATGTGGCGATGACAAAACGTCGCCGCAACTCGGAGAATCCTCACCATGAACGTAGTACATACACTCCTGAGAAATTCCAACGCGAACGCAAGCAAGAGCCTCTAAAAGCGCTTACTCGTACTCAAGGTGAGTACATTGAGCGCCTATACGACAGTGAACAGATTGTCGTAATGGGCCCAGCAGGCACTGGCAAGACTTATATTGCTGGATGTCGTGCAGCAGATCTGCTTCGCAACAAGCAAGTTAGCAAAGTAATCATTACACGTCCGAACGTCCCAGGCGGTCGTTCTCTTGGGTTCTTCCCAGGAACACTAGAAGAGAAGATTGCCCCTTGGGTAGCTCCTCTTGTAAGTGCAATTGCCAACCGAATGGGTCAAGGTGCGTTTGATATCGCTCTAAAGAACGGCGATATTGAGATCGTACCATTTGAAGTAATGAGAGGCCGTTCATTCAAGGACGCATTCATCATCCTAGACGAAGCACAGAACACGACTGTTGATGAGATCAAGATGTTTCTGACTCGTATTGGTGAAGATTGCCAGGTTGTAATCAATGGTGACGTAGCACAGTCGGATCTAAAGGAGACTTCAGGTCTTCGTCGAATGATCCACCTTATCAAGAACCAAGGCCTACCCGTTCCTATTGTAGAGTTTACAATGGATGACATCGTACGGTCAAATATTTGTGCAATGTGGGTAAAGGCTTTCCACGCAAACGGAGAGTAATGTTTAAGCCAACCTATACACTTTATAAGTCCAATCCTGGCGAGCCTGAATTTAAAGGGCTCGTCAGTTCTATTTGGACTGTATCAACAAGGCTCGGCCGAGCAATTGGCCATGCTGCTTTTTGGTCAATGTCAAGAAGCGACAAATTAACCAAAGCGAGTCACCATCTAATTACGGCACATATTAATATCCTTGAGGCACACAAGATTCTATCGGATCTTCATCATAGCAACGACGGTGTTTCGCCAAAGGCTAAGAAGCTAATGGATGAAGCAAATAAGGCAGTCGAAGCTTTAGTTCAGCAGTAAGGAATCTTATGTCGTCAGTTGGTCAACTAATCCAAACGATCATTGCAGATGAAGACGACGAGGGTGTAATTTTCGATGAGTGCTAATATGTCTCATGTTGTAGTCAAGTTTAGCCGTAACTGGGCTGACGAGTTTGACATGGAGGGCGCAAGGCTCTTCACGAAAGAAGAGTGGGATTCGTACGTAGAAGCTGTTCAATCTTTACATACGATCGATGTATGTTTCGGTACGAACGAAGGGTGGGAGGGCGAATCGCCAGTAGATTGGCTTCGTAGCTTCACTTCTACCAACGTCTCTGATGAAGATGCAGAAGCGTTCAAGAGAATGTTTCCGCTTAATTTCTACAAAGTCCACGAAGTTGGATATTTTCCATCAGTACCTAAGCCAAGTAACGACGAAGATTGGTATTAAGGGACTGTTGTAGGGTCTAAATATATAGTCGATAGAGAGTCTATCGACTATTCACACGTAACGGAGTGTTACAAATGTACGATATCTTAGTATTCATCGGTCGTTTCCAGCCCTTTCACGTGGGCCATATTCACGTGGTCAATCAAGCTCTCGCTTCTGCCAAGAAAGTTGTAGTGCTCGTTGGATCCTCCAACGTATCACGGTCTCCCCGCAATCCCTTCACATTCGAAGAGCGGGAACAGATGATTCTCAATGCATACGAACACGATGCAGGCGCAGATCGTCTATCTGTCCACCCTCTCAATGATATGGCTGATGATGATGCCTGGATTTCCCAGGTACAGGCAATCGTTGCAGCGTATGCAGACACTAATGGGATTGTCAACCCTACGATTGGTCTGATCGGCCATGCAAAGGACGGTACCAGCTACTACCTAAAGAAGTTTCCCATGTGGGGAGAAGTACGAGTTGACAATCTTGGCGACGTCAATGCCACTACAATTCGTACTCGGTATTTCATGGGTGGTGTCAAGAGCGATCAGTGCCATCCTTCTACCAACACATTCTTATCTGCATTCGCGTATACCGAAGAGTTCGAGTATGTGTTCAAGTGGATGGAGTATGATGAGGAATACGATCCGAAGGAACATCCTGTCCAGGTTTTGTGTGCAGACAACGTCGTAGTTCAGTCTGGTCATATTCTCCTTGTTACTCGGAAGGAGATGCCTGGTCAAGGACTTCTAGCACTTCCTGGAGGTCACGTCAACCCCGATGAGACGTTCCTTGAGGCTGCAATTCGAGAGCTTCGTGAAGAGACTAAGATCTGTGATAGCAAAGGTAGGATTCCTCCTGCTATCCTTCGTAGCTACATTGTAGACAAAGAGATATTCGATGATCCTAATAGGTCGTCGAGAGCTCGTGTAGCCACTATTGCGTACCATTACAAGCTTCCTGATGCTCGTACGCTGATGGGAGTCGTAGGAGACGACGACGCGGAGAAGGCCGAGTGGCACGCCCTCGGATCGCTCGACCCCACAATGATGTTCGAAGATCATGCCAAGATTATCGAACATTTTCTTGGCAATGTTTTTGGTAACTAGGTGTTGTCGTGAAGAAAATCATTCTGCCAGCAGCTATTGATCTTCACGATTTCACCGTCGAGCAAGGGTATAATCGTACCCTAATGTTCATAAAACTAAAGCGTCTGGCGAAAGCCTCATACGCTAAAATAATCACAGGACGTTCCGGCAAGATGCGGAATGAATTTGAACGGTGGATGAAGAATCCAGCATTTAAAGATCATGTGATAAACGCGAAGCCGTACGATGATAACGGATCGTGGTTAGTTAAACTTAAGCCTTAACACCTGCGGAATGAATTTGAACGGTGGATGAAGAATCCAGCATTTAAAGATCATGTGATAAACGCGAAGCCGTACGATGATAACGGATCGTGGTTAGTTAAACTTAAGCCTTAACACCTGCGGAGTGCAGGAGAAAGAAATTAAAATGTCGCATAAGCTTTGGAACTGGGGTGTAGACTCCGACGGCTACAAGTATAGCCAGTTCAATCAATATCGCCCTGGTACTGAGTTCGTGTCTAGTTATGTTGCTGGGCGCGGAGGAAAGTACGATCGAATGATGACGTTCGGCGTTCAGGCTCTGATGAAAGACTGGGTAGAGAACCCTCTAACCAAGTCAGATGTCGATGAGCTGGAAGCTGAAACGCTCGAGTATATGGGAATCTTCAATCGCGAAGGGTTCGATTACGTATTGGACAAATTTGGAGGATATCCTCCAGTTCGTCTACAGGCCCTTCGTGAAGGATTAATGACTCCTACGAAGGTTCCTCGGATTCAGCTCGTCAATGTCGGCGGAAGCAAGACTGTATGGGCTACTTCGTTCCTCGAGACAAGCGTTCTTCGTAATGCTTGGTATATGTCTGCAGTCGCTACACGATCGTGGACGATTCGTCAGACTCTTAGGAAGCATCTTGCTCATACTGCGGATGATTTGTCCGCACTTGATTGGATGTTCGTCGACTTCGGAGCTCGAGGAGTAAGCAGTTTCGAATCTGGAGGTCTCGGCGGTATGGCACATCTTGTCAGTTTCAACGGAACTGATACTCGATGCGCTCTTCGCTTCGCAAAGAAGTACTACGCAGCAGGAGTCGTCGGCAATTCTGTTCGTGCTACTGAACACTCCACGATGACATCGTGGGGCGGCGAAGCTGGCGAGCCAGAGGCAATGGAGGCGTTCCTCCGTAACAATCTAAGGCCAGGAGTTACTATTGCGTGCGTTTCTGACAGCTATGATATCTGGCGGGCAGTTACAAGTTACTGGGGGGATCGGTTCCGCAAGACGATTATGGAATCGGGTGGCCGTCTGGTTGTACGACCTGACAGCGGAGACCCGATCGCAACACCAGTTCATTGCATTGAGCTGCTCGGCGAACGGTTCGGATATACTGTTAATGGAAAAGGATTCAAAGTCCTACATCCTTCAGTCCGTGTCCTCCAAGGGGATGGTATCGACGAAGATATGGTCGGCATCATCTGCGAAGAGCTAATTCGTAAGGGTTGGTCTGTCGAGAATATCGTGTTTGGTATGGGAGGAAACCTACTTCAGAAGATCGATCGGGATACTTGTAAGGACGCTATGAAGGCGTCTGCTGGGTATCACCCTGACTTCGGCTGGTTCGATATATACAAGGATCCGCTGGAAGATAAAACCAAGACTTCATTCAAGGGACGGCAAGCCGTAGTTGCAGTTACTGGCGCTCATGGAGTAGGATATCTCGCTGTTCGTGAAGATGGAATTCGGTCTGATCAGGTCAATCTTCTCGAGGACGTTTATGTTCCAGGACGTCTTGTCCGCGAACAGACATTTGATAATATTAGAGAAATTGCTAGGAGATAATAATGAGTAACGGTTACAATAAGCAGAACTTCGACATCGATCAGCGAGTGATGATCGATTATACAAATGATCCTGAGCTAGATGGCAAGCTTGGTACTGTCATTGGCCGTAGTATGTATCATGTAGCAGATACGTATATCGTCCTTCTTGATGCTCAGCATTCGTCTGGTAATCGAGCTGTAACGCTTATCGAAACTCTTCTTTATCGAACGGTCTGATTATGTTTCAAGTGTATGATGGAAATAAGCCCGCTGATTGCGCCAATCATAAGGTGCATGAGTCTTGGGACAAGAGTCTCTATTGTACATTTGAAGAAGCTCTTGGATATGCAGATAAATGGCTAGGCATATATTCGCCTGGTATTGAGGTTCTCAAGACTAATATTCCATATGACTATAGTGGATATGGAGATATAGTCGATATTCGTAAGGTGTAATATGTCTCTGCAAGCAACTTTGACTGTCGGTCTTCCTGCCTCTGGCAAGAGCTATTGGGCTACTCAGCAAGTCGTAGCTGGTGAAGGGAATATCGTCAACATTAATCGTGATGATATTCGACGCATGTTGTTCGGATCTTGCCGAGGGCCTGTATATAATTTTACTAGGCATAAGGAGAAGATCGTCACTCGAGTTGCTTATGGGATTGCTGAAGAATCTCTCAATTCTAATAAGCACCTGATCATCAGCGATACTAACCTGAGTCCTTCTTCTGCTGATACGTGGAAGGAGTGGTTGACTGAGCGTAAAGTAACAGTGCGCTTCAAGTCGTTTCTTGATGTGCCTTTGAAGACGCTTCTTGAACGAGATGCTCTTCGTGCTGAGGGCGTCGGTAAAGATGTAATTATGGAAATGTGGAACAAGTATATTGTTCCCACTCTTTCTGTAAGCGAAGAGCCTCAATACAAGCCCAATAATGATCTTCCCACTGCATTTGTCGTTGATATTGATGGAACTATTGCATCGATGGCAGGTAAGCGTGGCCCATTTGAATGGGACAAGGTAGATCAGGACGACCCCTATTATGATACTCTGTCTCTAGTGTTGACTTTATATCATGTTGGACATAAGATTATCGTAATGTCTGGTCGCGACGAAGTATGCCGTGATAAGACTGCTGAATGGCTCGATCGTCATGGCGTGCCGTATAGTGAATTGTATATGCGTAAGCAGGGCGATCAGAGGAAGGATAGCATCATCAAGCTAGAACTATTCTGGGAGCATGTTGCTACTAAGTTTAAAGTCGTTGGCGTTCTAGATGATCGTCAGCAAGTTGTAGATGCTTGGAGATCGATTGGCCTTCGGTGCTATCAAGTCGCTCCAGGAAATTTTTAAGGGTATATTATGAAGTTTAATAAGCTAACAGATGAGCAGATGGAAGCAGCAAAGGCAAGTGGTCCGATGTTTCCATACATTAAGGCATTTAGTG